GGTGGACTGTTGGTGGACTGTTGGTTAAATCGTGGTAAATAATATATTGAAGTCGATAGGGGAAATTTCGGTTTTTGTCCTACTACGTTACCCACTCACATTTTTCTAATAAAACTTTTGGTCAACTTGAGTTTCCTCAAAGTATTCCTCGCATTGATAGAGAAACTCTGCCAATTCTTCCTCTGGATCAATCAGACGGATCACTACATCCATTCCACCGCCTTCCCATTGGATTTCTTTCTGCATTTAAAACTTACCCTAAGCTAACTAAAGCCCCCTAATAGGAGGCTATAGTCAACTCTAACAGCTAATAAGTCCTAAGTTTAACAGGCTTCTGTTTAGGTTTTTTCTTCCTTACTTTAGCTTTGGGTTTAGGATTAGGATAACCTTTTAGTTTTGGCATGGTTTATAGTCCTTTATGATTACGGATTTCTCCCTTGTTGGAATCATAAGGAAAACGAGTAGAAACTTTTCGTACTCCCTTATTTTTTACTGTCATCGGACTTGTATCTCGTGGCGATGGCACAGGATTACGTTTCCCAAGACTCGAATTGAAGTCCTGGGAAGCGGTATTTCCTCTGATTTTCTTTGCATCTCTCATTCTTGTGCTCCTTCTTTTTGTTAGGAATTATTCTAGTTCGGTACTGCTTATCTTCTCGAAACATCTTGTTTACTACTTGTGATTCAATCTCATGCTTATCTTTCTTATATATGATTCTCATTATGCTTTTCTGCCATTTAAAGGAACGCATCCCATATTGAGATTTTTAGGTAGTGACTCCTTTGGTATTTCTTTTATTTTCTGTATACATTTTTTCTCACTGTCGAAAAATTCCATAATCTCTACTTCTATAACATGAGGTTCTGGAGTTAGAGCTAACTTAACAAATAAAAGTAGCCACATTATTTTCTTATAACCTTTCTACTTTATCATATTTTAACCCACACGTGTTCGTCTTCTTGACTCACTTCAGCGGTATTCATAAATGATTTTATATTTTCTTCTAGTTCTTCTACTCTACGGTCATTATAGGCTATCACTTCATCAGCAGCCATTTGTTCTACCCAATAATTAACTCCCATAGCAAGGACATCTATTCTATCATCATACTGAAGGGACCCTTTATCTCTTGTAAGACGAGTCATTTGATAGAATAATTGTCTACGAGGTTCTTCTTTATTCTCCTCATAGTCTCTTTCAGCTTCAGTTAAACTTATAATCAACCTATGTTGATTCATTATAGGTTCTAATACATCTATAATTCGTGCTTCTTTCTGCTTAGAGTGCTTGATTTCCTCTACATTACACTGGTGAAACTGGTTTAATACAGGTTTAAATAGCTCTGTATACATACCATCACCAAAATTAGCCTCAATTTCTATGGTATTTACCTTATGAGCTTGGGCTATTAGAGCTAATTTGCGTAATGTAGGCTTATCATAGCCACCTTTGAGTCCACCTATGGCTAATACGAAGATTTTACCGTTCAATATCTTAGTAATAACGTATCCTGTCTCGTCAGCACCTCTACCAGCAGGATCTATGTGCATCGCAGCACCCGTATACTCGTAGTAATCCGCAGAAACCTCGAAAGGTTTATAGAAATAGTCTCCTGATAGACCAACCGCAGGTAAATCCATGAGTTCATCTCTAGCCCATTGGATTCTCCCAGGAGCTTTTTCAGTATTTACAGGGATTATAAGTAAATCCCTGAGTTTAAGTGGGTATCTCTGGTCATCTTCACCAGAAGTATCAAGCATAAACTGTAAGGCAAACCCTGATTTACCATAAGATGCTTCTCTTTCTACTAAATCTAGGTCATCGAACCTGAAGGGGTCTGTAGGCTCTCCTACGGTCTTTTCTAAAGTAGTGATGAATGGGGCTAGCTTAGCTCCATAAAACGTCTTTAAACGGCTCTCAGGCATCCTAGCGGGCCATATACGACACTTGTACCCTCTAGTCTGGAGATTAGTATAAAGACTCTCTTCAACTTGAGGTGTTCCTAAGTAGACTATGCGTCCAACTTTAGGCATCACTACAGCATCAAACTCTTTGACTACTTCTCCTAACTTATCTCTCATTACCTGAGTAAGAGCATTACTTAGAACTTCAACATCATCAGCAACAATAATATGAGCACGAGAACCTACGATTTGACCAGTGATACCAACAGACTTAACACTAGGAGCATGGGAAGCACGACTAGGGGCAACATCAAAAGCAACATTAGAGCTTCTCTGATCCTCTCTTGCCCTGAGATGTTGGAGGATAGGCATTTCATGAATGATTCTTTTAGTAAACGTAGAAAAGTCATCTGACCTCTGTTTAGATGCGGATACTACTAGGAACTTTAATTGAGGATCACATAGAAGTTTCCAGACAACAAATGCTGAAGTAATCCAAGATTTACCTACTCCTCTGAAAGCCTGAATAATAAGTCTTTTAGGTCCACTTTGAAGATAGTCAGCAATATCATATTGTATGGGAGTAGGATCAGGTAGAGCAAGATGCTTCCAAGCAAGATAGAGAAAATTACGGAAGTCATCTTTAATTAATTGGAGCTGACTTTTGTTTGTTTGTAGGTGTTTCGTCAAAAGGAAGTTCCTCTACTAGTGATTTTATATCCTCGTTATTAGTACCAAGGCACTCAATATTATTATCTCTGAGAAACTGCCTTACTACATTGAGGTGTGCAGGAGTGGCCTCACCTGACTTAATGTTTTCAGCCAGAGTTCTCGCAAGTAATCCATGAAGTTCTCCTAGATCGTTAACTGTACCGTGACTCATAATATTTTATTCTCCATTCTCACAACTCCTTAAGAGATTATATTGTTTATGTAACCAAGCATCAGATACTTTATAGTAGTGCTCGTCTAACTTGGTTATCGTCATATCACTAGGAATTATGATTGCTCTTTCTGTCGTGCAGTTTACTAAAAAGAAGGGTAATACGAGAAGCATCCCCATCTGCAATAGCTTTATCAAATTGTTCCTTATTGTTAATACGTTCACGTTCTGGTTTTCCTTTAAGATACCATAGGGCTATCTGAAAGATAGCCTTTAGTAAACCTATGATACCCATATTATTTACGTTTAACTCTATCCATACCTAATTTCCAAGTGATACCACCTGTCATGCCGACTAATGCCCAAGCTTCAGGAGTAAACGCATGATACCCCATCATTTGACATATACACATCATAACACCCATAAGCATCATAAAATATGTTTTATATCCTGGCATAAAACCATCAATAAAGTTCATAATAGGTTTAATAAGTGATTCCATTAGCTGTTCCTATCCATTAAATGTGCGTTAGTAATAAGAGATAATGGTGTATAACCACATCCCTTGTATTTACCTTGTTCAATCATGTCTTTATTATAACCCATAACTACATGATCATTTGAGACTCCCATAAGAAAACCACAAGTTTCATATACTGCTTTTTTTGCATTAAGATTATCAACAGTTACTTCTTCACTATCGTCATAAGGATCAAACCATTCGATAATTACAAGTCGATGTAGATTATCTTTATTTGTCAGTAAATCTATAACTAATTGATTTCTTGTTTTTCTCATTTAGATAATCCTAACCATGCAATTATAGTTCCGGTAATAGAAACCATAAAAAGCCAAAGTCGATTAGAAGTAGCTTGAGCTGTTTGTATATTACGAACATCACCTACTAAACCATTCATCTTAGATTCTCCTCTAAGAATTAGTTCATGTTCATTAACTTCATCTTTAGTTGTAGACAAATCCTGATGTATTAATAGTACGTCTGTGTGCATAGCATTGAGTTTTTCAAGTACGTCTTTTTCAGGCACAAGCTACTCCTTAAAATATTTGTCAAGCATTTGCAAACACTCATCATACTTAGAAACCTCACACATTTCTTTGCAGACCGTTTCCATATGGTCAGGATGCTCTGCTACTCCAACGGAGTTAGTAATTAAGTTTTCCACGTTCATCCTATGCTTTTCAATTTGCCCTGTGTAATAAGCTCTTAAAGCATTTAGTAATTGTTCTCGCATCTTAATTTCCTTTTTTTAATTTGACTTCCACCGCTTGTACTGCTGAGGCTTTACTCTTTTCCAATTCGTTGCACCTGATATGGAGTTGGCTAATATCAGCCTTATATTCTTTACGCTCTATTGAAGTCACTCGTAATTGATCTAACTTTTTATCTACGGTATCTATCTTCTGTGTCAGTTGATTTGCCATCCAACTTCCCATAGCCACAAACAAGACCCAGGCATCGTGAATTAGATTTTCCACGACTAGCCTTTCGGATACCTACTTTTAATTTCGTTTATCTTATCCACCCAAGTGGTAGTACCATCTCTCTTATCATCGAACATCATTTCAAACTG